GTTTTATATTAAATTAATATTCATCTTTATCTTTGTAAGGATTATAGGTAAATTTACAAATATCATCAACTAAAATATTGACACCACATTTTTCGCAAACATACTTATCTGGTGTGTAACAAATAACGTCACCTTTGTTATTATGAAATCTCATAATTACCTCAAAATAAGTTATCTAAATTCTTAGCTAATTTCTTCTGCTTACTCTTAAGTAAGTTTAGATGTTCGCACTCAGTACGATATATCATTAATAGATTATTGTCAAGTTTTATTATCTCTACCATGTCCTCAACATCAATAATCTTATTCTTTAGCATTTCACTGAGGATATCAATAAGTTTTTCTGAGGAATCATTATACTTGTCGTAAATTAGTTTCCTGATATTTTTATTCATGAATGTACCTCGAAACAAACCATTGCGCCGTTTTGCTTAAATCTATCAACGAACCGTAATTATAAATTACTAAATCAGGTTGAATACCCTTTACTTCGTCATCAGACTTGTTGCCAAATACGTCAGGAACAGTATCGCGCTCAACAGATACCACAACCACATTAGGATAGGCTTTCTTAATCTTTTCAATTTCGGATAACTCCCTTACCTGTAAAATTAGGTGTTGATTTTCTTGTAACGACTCAATAGCATTAACGCAACTTTTGAAACTATAATCGTTGTATTCAGTGAGAATACGTTTGAATTCACTTAGAAACTTACGTAATTCTGGAGTCTTGTTATTGATGTTAATATCAAGATGTTTCTCAGTCAGATACTTAATGTAGTCTACAGAAGAAAATGATAAAACTTCTTCCTCACTGAATTGTTGGATAAACTTAATGAATGTATCTTTGCCAGAACGAGGTGCCGACACGAAATTGAAAACCTTTGACATCATTGTTACCTTTCTCAATTTATTAGACTATTATTTTTAATTTCAAAGATACGATTCTTTAATGCTTTCATGAGAATTTCTTTGTTCTCAAAAGTAGCCACTTCGTTAATTTTTATCTTAGCCTCATACAAAGTTTTCCTATCCTTTATGTTCTTAATTAATGTTATTACATCATTCATCATGACCACCATTTAACCACCCATCATAACAATCATCACATAAGTAAACCTTACGAGACTTATAAAATTTTACCATTGTATCATGAGTAACATGTTTAGCTTTCTCTTCACCGCAAACATCACAATTATCAATTCCGTCTGCCCACGAATCAGTTAATCCTACCTTAGCTTTCCTATCCTGTAAACGTTCATCTAATAATTTTCTTTGTTCTAATTCCTTTTCTGTTAGTTCCCTTTTCATTATATTCCTTTCAAATTAAAATCCCACTTACCATAATTATAACAGTAAGTGGGATGAATGTCAAGCTATCTTTATTGAGTAATTATCCTAGTAGGATTTGTTTACCTTCTTTAATAACCTTACGATTATCATCCTTGAATGTCCAGATAGTACCACAACTTAAACATTCTCTAGTATCCTGAGAATAACCATCAGCTTCTCTAATATCTATATTACGTGAACCACAAACAGGACATTTCATCATATCACCCCTTGTAACTTCCGATTTTATATTTGTTACTTATGGTGTACTCTTTCTTGTCCTTATAAGGTAAGGTAAAAATAATTGGGTACTTATCTTTCACAATAAATGAATCGTCATTAATTGTGACTAACCCCCAATCCTGAAGTAGTTTAACAATAGCTGATTCTCTCAATTCATCTTCGTCACTAAGATTAGCTTCTTTGCCGTCAAGCAAAAATAAACGTTTAAAATGAAGGATATAATACTCGCCACGCTTCTTTAGGATATAACACGAGGGGTATAAAGTCCTTGTAGTCTTGTTGACTATCCCCATTCTCTCTAGTGATTCTTTGATAACAGAAAACTTACCTTCATCAAAAGTTACCTTAATTCCAAATACACTCATAACACTTCATCTCCATTTCATTTTTTATAGTTATTTATCTGAAATAGAGAACTCGTTATCTAACTTTCTAGCGTTAGAATATGGAAGGGGCCACTGACACCCGCTGAAAAATGTGCGGCTGTTTCTAAAGCCTCCCTTTTTATATTTTTCCGCAATTAACATTATCACTAACATAAATTACCACTTCTCCTATATTATTTTTATATGGAATAATATTAAATATTGAATTAGGAGGTTCGTATTTAGACATCTCTTTTATTCCTCTTGTTTACATTTATACATTGCCATTGAGACTTCCCCCGGCATTACCGATGATAATAGTTGAGGGACAAATTTATTTTTAAATGTAAACTGACCAACCCAAAGTTTTCGATGTTTAATCAAATCAGCGATATCATAATCATCTAGTTCCCAACATGACCACACTGTTCCAGTTGTGTCATCACAACGCAAAGCTGGTAAGTTCATATATTCTTCTTGAACAATTCCTAATATTGTGTTCTGCCCCTTAAACTCAATAGGTTTCACTTTTTCATTCCTCCATAAGACTTTTTAATGTTACCCACAACTTCTTCATCAAGTAATTCTAAAATATCTCTAGCTTTATCCTCGTTGACATTATAGTAATCTTTAACTAAAAGTAATGTTTCTTTATCAGTGTTAGTTTGTTTAGGCCACTTAGCAAACCGTGACTTCTTAGCTAAGACATTATGGTAAAAGAGATAATGAAACTTATCAGGGATTCCTGAGTATTGATTAATTTCATTAGCAAATAATACTGAGTCAGGATGAAGACTGAAATTATAATTAACTAGGTATTGATTATAAATCTTATTGAATTCAGACTCACTTGAAATGTCTTTCTTGCTACTAGAAATATTTGATATAATGTTAAAGATATTCATTTAAGACTTCCATCAAAATGATTTCTTTGTAATTGAGTTTGTTTAATGTTAATTTTAACTTTGTCTTTCATGACTTCCAATCTTCCATCCTGATAATCAATGAGTGTAACAGGATTCATTTCAGAATCAGAAAACTCTACTTCAAATCCCAATGAACGCAGATGTTTAGAAATTTCGTAGGCAATAGTAGTTTTGCCACTACCAGAAAACCCAGTTACATTAACAACAAGTTCTCGTTTCATCTCTTACTCCTTCACAAAGTAATGTACTTCACCATCATGTTTAGAATTACCAACACCAATAAATGTATATCCATGATCTGAATAATATTTGTCTTCGGTCACAGAATGTGATATTTCAATAGGATTTTGAAACTTGGCAATTCTATCATCTTTAGAACTACCTTTATACACTAAGTCTAAATTATTCCTACCACAAGTCATAATAAGATCAACAACATTCATTTCTAGAAGTTCTCCGATAGGAATATTACCATTAGCTTTATTAATCTCTTTTGACCATTTCCTAGCTGTGGTAATAGTAATCGTTAAGTCATCTTTAAGTTTAGAACACATTGTCGCTCTCCTTATTGTTATACTCAAAAAATCTAAATACTCTGTCTTCACCATTAAAGTGTCTACGTAAAGAAATTTCTTCCCTCTTAGGATCTGATCCTAGAAACACTTGTAAGGCACTCTTCTCTAATAAGGTTAAAGAGTTATTAGATAATTTAACTGTTATGTGATAATGTCCAACAGTTTTAGATAGCTCCATTTTATAACTAGAAACTACACCATTCTTTATTAATAGCCCGTAGTAGTTATAAAATCGTTTTAGACTATCTCCATCATCAATATCTATTTGTAATTCATCATCCTTTGGAAAGATAACAGTTATACCGTGATTATGTTTAAGTTGTTCTACACTCAACCCATTAGTAATATCATTATCTATTACCGAGTCTTTGTAATATTTTTCTTGTTTACAATTAAATTCTTCCATTATTATATTCCTTCTTCTTCAATAATTGGCACAGAATTAGTGTATTCCTTCCATGATCTAGTGTTTACCTTATTACAAATTAAACACTTGCGATATTGTTTCTTCTCTGGATAATAAGCTGATACAGAATCAGACCACTTTGACCACACATGAAAATGAAAATTAGGAAAGAATATTTTAATCAGTTTTTTCATTCTTCAACACCTCCATAACCTCTCCTATTTTACCATAAATTACACTCAACATTAATAAAATTAAATTACCATAAATCATAATCTGTTGCACTGCCTCATCTTTAAAATTAGACAACATACACACGATAATTAAAAACAAAAACCCCACAGGAAAGATTATTGTAAAAATTTTCATTACAACACCTCTATCTCTTTCATCAGTTCAATACTGAATGCAGCTAATGTAATACGATTGTCTATAGCTCTGGTAGCGATATCAGCATACTTACAATTAAGCAACACTAATTCAGGTAAACTTTTAGGGCTAATATAATCCTTACAGGTATCATAAACCTTAGAGAAGAATGAACCGTAGTCACTCACTCCAGCTACGAAGTTAACGATACCAGAGAAATCTTTTTCTTTAATCATATTGTAGTATTCACCCATATCACAGGATGATTCATTAATAACACTCAAGTCATTCAGTCTACCCTGTTTAGCGATAAGCTGAGTTTGATTTAGAATCTTCCTAAAGTCAGGATAGGATGATTTGATAATATGACCTAATACTTTCTTGTCATACTTCCCACTATAACCTTCCTTCTCAAGAATGTCAAGGAGGATCTTAGCGAACTGCTTCTTCATCTCTACCTGCTCTTCCTTACTAAAGGAGAACTCAATAGATTCAAGTCTGGATACCAGAGGTGGAATAATCTTATTAATGTGGTTGCTGATAAAGATAAAGGAACAAGAAGAAGAAAATTCTTCCAGAAAAACCTTAATAGAATCGGAGGCTTGAGGGCTTAGTCGGTCTGCTTCATCCCATATAATCAGTTTACGATTACCATCAAAAGTAATACTAGACACAAATTTTGTTACATCATTTCTAACAATATCAATAGAAGTATTTAAACTACAATTGATATACATTACCTCAGAATTAGTCAATTCGGCTAATAGAATAGCTGAAGAAGTTTTGCCAACTCCAGCATTACCATAAAATAATAGATTAGGAATTCTACCTTCCTTAATAATATTATTGAATTGATCCTTGACTGTCTTAGGAATAACTAATCCTTCGACAGTTTGAGGACGATATTTAAGTGACCACACATGGTCATCGTAAAATTTCTTTTGTAAATTCATATAGTTACCTTATAGTTGTGAAGGTGGTTGATTTACTTTATAATCAACACAATCATTATTTTTGTTAATAATATAATAATCTCCACATGCTACCACTTGTCTGTGATAAGGAGTATCCTTATAGATACACCTATCTGGATGTCTACATTGCCCTTCTAGATTCCCAATATGAACACAATTACAACAATAAACCTTACTCATGTTTAATCCTCACTAAGAAGTAGAATATAACAAAGATCACCAGAGATAAATTTTACACAACGCTCAAATACAAACACATCATAATCACCCTTGATGAAGTTCATATTATTTGTGTTAAGACTACAACTACAGCTACCGCTACCCTCAACTTCCTGTTTAAACTTATTAGCTGCTGAATTATCTCTATCTAGGAGAGTGATAGAACCAGCACCATCTTTCATGGTAAACTTAATCTCTTCTAGTTTCATGATCTTGCTAGCTTTCAGAATACTCTGAAGTACAGCATCAGTCAAGCTAAAACTAGCTTTGAATTCATTGTCTACAAAATACTTTTTGTATGGCTTTGTTCTATTAAAAATGTGATCGGGGTTTGAATAAAAATAAGTGACAGAAGTTTTACCCTGAGTAATCTCCACTAAGTCATCAGTGAAGTTAAAATCAATATCCTTCGTTTGGTCAAACATCCTCATGACACTAACAAATTCATTTAGATCAAAGATAGCAAAGGGTTTAAGCTTCTCTTCAATCTTAGCTAGACCTATGACGTTCTTAGCCGCTGAGACATTCTTAATATAACCTGTTTCGTCAAGATAGATTGACTTGTTAATTTGAGAAAAATTCTCTAGGATTTGGATAGATTTGCGTGACATTTTCATTGTGTTAATTCTCCTCAAGTTGTTTAAGTTTATTGATTAATTTTCTTAACCGCCACATGTAATCGTATAAATCGTTTTCTTTGTGTACTCGTTCTATTCTATCATGAATCCATTATAAGAACTGTGAGTCTTTCATTTCTCACACCACCTAAAGTTAAAAATATCTGAACACTTACACCACATCTTAGTTAATCCTAAGTTAACAATATATTCAGGAATAGAATAAAACACCTCGTCAATTTCTAACCCATCTTCTAGCCATTCATCAAGATACTTAGGATCAAGATGAACATCAAAACTCCACAACTTTTCTTTACCTTTAATCATAATAGCGTAATGTTTTTTCACTTGTCAATCCTTAACAATTGTATATCTTGCTCCCAAATTAAAATGATCAAGAATGACATCATCTATTTGAATGTTATGATATTCATGATATTCTTTCGGAACACTTTTCATTAAGTTATAAATACCTTCCGTATCTCCGACCTCAAAAAGATCAACCAATTTATGAAGATATTGTCTCTTTTCCTTATTATACATTCTAGGAGTTTTTATACGCTTACGTTCTGCGTCTAAATCTATTTCTATCGTGATTACTTTTTGTAGTTTCATCTTTGGTACTCCTCAAAATTATGGTGACTGTTATTTTGTATTATAACAGTCACCATAATTAATGTCAACCTAATTGTTATCCTAGTAGTTTGGCAATGTTATCCAACTCTAGTTCAGTTTTGACTTCTTCGCTTACCAAAGAATCAAGTTTCTTCTGAGTGGAATCTAGGAGTTTCTTTTTATCTTCCCACTTGATGAGTTCGATACGAGATTTGAAATCTTCATTCCATTCATCTACTTTATATCCATCATGCAAATAAAATTCACGAGATAATCCTAGAGCATCAGTGGCTATATGGAAAAAGTGCTCCTGACAAAACAGAAACCCCAAAGCATCAATCATCACTCCATAGTTATTAACAGTATTCAAGTTAAAATGATTCTTATCATCATACTTGAAGATACCATTAGTCTTAAGATTAACTTTAGGGCGACTCCCTAGAGCTACCTTCTGCTCCTCTAACTTAACAATGAGTTCCTTAATTTTCGCATCATTCTTTTTCTCAGTCATTTCTATTTCTCCTTATCTTAGTTTGAATTGTTCGTTGTAATTATTGACATATACTAACTTGAAGAAATTTTCTTCTTGAATTTCTTTGACCAACATTGGGGCTGTTTTGTTATAGTAATAACGTTGATCATAAAAACTAGTATTTCTATTATTACTAACATAAATTAATTCATTTTTGTCATAATCTACTATCGCTTCTCGTTTATCAAGTTCACTGTTTTCAGAAAATTTATTAACCCCATAACTGTGACGCATTGATATCATGGTGATATTTTTACCACAATCAATAAAGAAATTAGAACCATAACATTTCCCCTGATCGATAATCTCTTGTTTTGTGGCTGGTAATTTAGTTAACTTTACCTCAACACTACCCTCGAAGGAATGTTTGAATTTGTCATATTCACTAGCAAATAATTCTGAGATATCACTAGAAATAATTGAGGCTATTTTAACAAATCCGTCTTGTACCCAATACCTATTATTATCATCAAGATCAACAAAGATATGTTTTCTCTTTGATTTAATAGTATTAATATAATCTGTGTTGCTCCGGTATCGACCTCCTGTTTTCTCTCCATCCTCTCTATAAAATGAATCAGTTTGATTATAAATATGACGACCAAGATACATGACCTTGTGACCATCTTTGTTTAGATATGTGTAACCTTCCTTCATATTATCTTTAGTGACTACCTGAGTTTGTAAGGCTGTGTGACCAGAAGACAATTTATACTCTTGAGAGGTCACAGGAAGTAGCACAAGGTCAGCTTTGTCCCATGCATAGACAAACTCACCCTCTAATCCTTTACCCTTAATAGAAGAACATTCCTCTAGGATAAAGAGTAGATTAGGAATAGTAATCTCAAATTCGAAATTACGTGGATCATATATACGAGCATAGGTAGCGCGACCATCCCAACCACGACCACCACCAACTGTCTTATTTAAGACAAATCCTGAAGTTGGTTCATTATCAAAATCTTGTGTTTCGATCTTATTATCTTTCCAACTATTCCACGAGGTTTCCTTACGTTTCACACCTTTATTATCAGTGTAGATAACGTAACCTAACATTTCTGTATAGGTGTCAGACCGCTTATTAAACCCAACATGAATCTTATTTGGGATGTTCAGTTTATTCATTGACATAAATTAACTCCTTAATACAGCTTCCAACAAGATTGCTGTATCTGTATACACGAAAAACTCTCCGACAATTTCTTCTACATAAAAGGATTCTGTTACTTTAAATCTAGCCCCTTTCCAATTAAATCTAACGTACCCTTGATTATTCAAGTCTATGGTATTAATGCAATTAGGGTAAGGAATTTTTCGAATCACTCTCTAGAATTTGTACGTTGGTCATAATTAAATACCCTTTACTCGCAAATACAATGGGGGTTAGATTTAATGAGATGACACTGTTCCGCTACCTCATCACAATTTTTACCTAAAATAATTTCATCAGGCGTATGCGGAATTGAATGTTCACAATCACTAGGACATAAGTTATTTTTAGAGGAGCATATAACAAATTTCATAATTATTCCTCTTTCATTGATTTCCGACCAAGTTCATAAATCTCAACAAAAAGATCACTCATGATAATATAATAGTTCTCTATTTCAGAGTAACCAGAACTATGACCACGCTCGTCGGCTTCAGCATAAAGCTTATTATGAAGCTCAACAGGATAACCAACTCCTAAATACTCGTGATAAAGTTTGTGTTTCCAAGCATCAATGAGGTTGTTTACTTGTTGGTGATATGCTTCTCTGTATTCCCTATTACGTCGAATAACTTCCCTAATGAGACGAGCTTCTTCCTCTTCGATTTGCTTCTTGGTCCCAACAAAATGTTCAATTTGTTCTGAGACATAATCGTTTTTGTTGACAATGAGATAAGGAATATTTTTATAATCTGCTTCAAAGAAATCTTCCCAAATAGACATTACTTTTTCTCCTTCTTGCACTCACATGACTCAGCATGGATAATATTAGTGTGTTCACCTAATATAGTTGTTGTGATATATTTGTGACCATCAATGCGAAGTAATTCAACAACAAGATAATCGGCATAACCACGACCAGTGTTGAGTTTTGTAGTATGACGTTGTTGTACAGCTTCTTCAGCAAAAGCAGGAGTTACCATAAGAATTAGAATTAGAATAAATTTAAACATTACCAAATCCTTTCCATTCTTACTGTTCCACATTCAGGACAAGCAACCAAAAATACCTCTTTAGTGTAATTCCCATTATAATCTGGAATAGCGAACACGGTTCCCTTAATCCTAATGAATTCTTTCTCACCACCATTATAAGGTTCAGAAGTTTCACGGTTCCACTCAGGCTCATAATGATAACCACACAAACATTTCATAATTAATTCTCCTTCTCAAGTTATTATCAATGAAGATAATATAACAGTAAATTTTAAATAAGTCAATAACTATTCTGAATTTCTTTTTACTTTCAATGGACATTTTTCTTCGGTGCAACTCCCATAACCTTTCTCGTATTCCACGTTGTCGTAGCGAGTACAACGATATAATAGTGGGAATCCAAGTTTAACATGTTGGTAAACGCATCCTTCTCCAAAATAATAATTTTTCATTGTTGTGTCTCCTATTTTGACATACAAAAACAATTAGTTATTAGTTTATCTTTAATTCCTTTAGCGGTATCACAAAGTCTAGGGCAATTATCACTATACTGGTTACAACTCAAACAACAGATATATTTTTTAGTGATAGGGCAAGAATCACTTCCACAATATTTTTTCATAATTATCCCTTAATTGTTAACCAACGAAGATAACGAACCTTATCACTACCAGTCCAAGTTAGTTTAATTTTACCACCAAATAACCACCACAAAAAGAAAAACGTAATAAATGGCGCGAGGACTATAATAAACATTAGACAATATAAAATACTCTTCCCATTCTCCAGCGTCATTAAAGTTTTATTACCAAAATTAAGTTTCATATAAATCCTTTATAGGCTCACATAAAGTTTAGTGGTTTGTTCAAATATAGATTTCAACTGATCGTTATAAATATTGTTAATTTCCTTAATGATAGTATAATTATGACCTCTAATCTTACCAAAAGTTAAATCATAAAGGTCAAGACCGTTAAGTTTAATCTTGCAGTAGTTGATACCATCATTACCCTTCATGTGTTTAAAGGCAAAGTAAGTGTCGTTACTATCATAACAGAAATCCTTAGCACCAATCATACACTTAAGACGACCAGTACCACCTAACTGCTGCGCGATAATTTCAGCAATTTGTTTACCGTTCATGATTTTACCTCCTGAATAATTAGATAATAATAGGATTGTCGTCTTAAGTCAAGTCATTTATTTGAATTTCTTTTCATTAATTCTGAACGACTAATTAAACTTAAATCATCAATAGTTGGAACATAATCAGGACTTTGTTTGGCAACTAACACAACATAACCTTTAGGAATTTCACCTCTTAATTTCTCCCAAAGGTAACGAGAATAACTAGTTCTTCTCCTACGTTTATACTCTTTCCCTCTAGTAGTTGTGGTAATCTTTTCGTTGAGACAAGTAATCCACCCATCTCTTTCACTCCAAGTGGGGATACCTGTGTCCCTAGCGTTCCAAGGTACGTTATCTTCTTTGTATTCTGTTTCTGGACTTATCCTTAATCCTTTAGGAATCTTATAACTTTTATCTGACTTTTCACCTTTAAGCCATTGACCAGATTTTGAGTCTCTTCCCATAAAAATACTCCTCTCACTGATTAAGGTAAGAGGAGTATAAATGTTTATTATGTAATTGTCAAGTATTATTTCAATAGAGGAATCAGTTGTTCCTTCTGCATAATCTTAAGATCGTTCTTAAGTTTAGTTCTTTCTTCATCAGTTAGCAAATCATTAGCTAAATTCATCGCTACCTTATTTTTGTTTTCATCTTTACTTAAGGTGTAACAGCCAACAAGGTCTTTAAGAATTTTGGGGTCTTTGGTTTTTTCGTAAATGAGACGATTATACATTTCCCATTTATCTAATGTTCTCTCGCCTTTAGGTAATAAATTATAAATATCAACTAATAATTTAATATCGTCCACACCATTAGCATAAACTAATTCTAACCAATATAGCCCCATGAGTTTGTCTTGTTTGACGTTGAGGAAATATTGTGCTAAGGCAATATAAGGAGTGAATCTGATATTCTTCTCAACAAATTTAGCAGGTAGGTTAACTGCATTAGCGTATTTTAAAGTTTGGTAAGCATAAAGAATAGCCTTACCTGTATCATGACGGTTTAGATAATACCCTTGTAACGCCTGATATACTTCTGGATTATCAGCTAATTCTAAGTAGTTATCCTCGAAATGTTTAATATTATCCTCTTCGTTAAGCGCAATATAACAAGAAACCAACGCATGTAGAAGTAGAGGCCTGAATGTCATGTGGAGAGGGTTTGTCACATCAATAAGAGAAATTCCCTCTAATGTTAATTCTTTAGCTCTTTGATAATTTTCTAAAATGAATTCTTCTTGTGATTCATAGAATGCTAAAGAAGGGTTAATTCCTTCTTTCCCCCTTTGTTCTTTCAACATGCTAAGATTTCGTTCAGATTTATTTTTAACTTCACGATAAGAAGGAAGATACCCCTTATGCACAATATAACCAAATTCAAACTTCTTAATTGGTAGGGGAACAATTGGAGAACTATAAATTTCATGTATATCATTAATGATGGAAATGCCTTTGACATTTGCTGCTAAGCGCGAACAAACACTATTCACAAATTGGGATTCACTATTTTCGTCCGTTAGATTTCGAATGTCAAAATTAAATAGGGCTTCTGATAAGTCATCTGGAAATTTGCCATCTGAAGTTGTTAAAACTAATCTCTCATCACAATCCACATAAAGGATATGGGAACTAGATTTCTTAGCCTTACTCATACAAAAATTTCTAGCTTTACCAAAACTACCATTCCACTCGTAACGGAAAATTTTAACTGAAGGGAAGTGTTCTTTAATAAACTCAATGGTCCCATCAGTAGAACCTGTGTCAGTAAAGATTACTTCATCACACACGTTGACAACCGAGGATAGACATTCCCCTATATCCTTTAATTCATTTTTGCCAATGATACAACACGATACCTTAGTTTTCTTCATTCAATAATTTCTCCATTCTATAAGTTTTGCTTTATTTATCATCAATACAATTTTAAAAATTCTTCAACTGTGATAATATTCATCCATTTAGTTTTGTTGTTAGTGTAATTATCCCAAGTTAATTCTGATTCAGGAATGATTAATGGTTCTTGTTCACCCTTGGTTATAATTCCGCATCCCCAATCTGTGTTAATAGTTCTCATCACAATATTATCTTTGGCTCTGAGTCTAACAAATCCTTTCCACACATCACCAGTCCATGCGCGTCCTTCAACATACTCCCTAATTTGGTGGCTCTCTTCTTCCGGTAAACAATCATGACAAATAATGAATCCATTATCATTGAGACTTTCTAGAGAATTGATAACATCTTTATATATTTGTTCCGATAGATGAAGTCCGTCCACAAAAATAACATCGAACTTATCTTTATTGTTAGTAAAGAACTCATCACTGGTTAATTTAATTGTAGCGGCTGAACCTTGTTTAGGATCAACCCCAACTTTTTTAACACAATAAACAGCATGAAAATTATGTCCGTCTTCTACACCGATTTCTAAATAAGAAGTGAATTTATGTTTAGCCATTAAATGATTTATGATATTAGTTCTAGTCATAATTACTCTACTTTCATACAAGTGGTTGAGAATGGAACAAGTTGAGGGTAAAGAGTTTTAAAATAATTAGCACATTGTAATAATTCTTCGTTTTCTTTTTCTGGTCTATTATTAGGTAAACTACTATGAGAACAAAATAATGGCAATGCGTAATTCTTCTTACCTAAGAAACTCATAGCTAAACATTGTTCCGAACCATAGAAATGATTAAGTATTAATTGTTCCTTAAATTTCTGACAATCCTGAGTTTTCATAATCAACATCAATTCGTCTAATGTGTCTACTATACCAAATTGTTTATATGGAGCTAGATTAACATGACCCCAAATATGGTTAGCCCAAAATAATGAACCTAAATATAAAGTGTCTCCGTTATAATATTTAGCTCCAGCACTTCCTAAAACCCCATGATTAGGATCGAGTCTATTTATCTCATTTAAGCTAAAGATAAGTTGTTCCTCAAACTCTGGTGGCATCCATACGTCATGATGAAGAAAACACACATAAGGAGTTGTTACTAATGGTAAAGCATTATTATAAGCTTCTCTAATATTAGTGAATCCCTTTTGAATAATAAACTTATATTTATTATCTAAGTAAATTTTAGATGTTCCTATATCTTTATTAAATGTCTCTTCATTATGCGTTGCCACGACAAATGTAATCATTTCTCGAACCTCAATATGTCACAAATTGTACAGTGTCTAAATTTCCTTCCATTAGCGTCATAATATTCCCAAGTGTGAGCTAAATCATTTAATTCGCAATCTGGACTAGTGTAATGAGTGACAGTGAATTCTTGATTGATATAATATTTCATTCCACAATGACTACATTCATCTTCTCTTTCGTCTACATCATAATCTTCTGACTCTACTTGATAATTATACCCACAATAAGGACAGATAGCTTCATGTTCATCCATTTGTTGTTCATACTCAGACATAACTATTCCTCCTCATGTTCACGACCGTCTAAATAGTCGCCAGAGTTATCCCACATAGGAACAGAAGAATGAAAGGAGATTGATTCAGTGATAACCAATTCTTCAATACAATCTTTGAGAATCAATTGAAGTTCTTTCTTTGATAATTTCTTAACCCATTTATCAAGTCTAATTAAGTCTTCTTTTTTCATTGGTTAACCTCAATTGCTTTCTTAAAAATTTCGTTTTCCTTTTCTAGAACACCAGTCTTATAAACATCTAAAGCATTAACGGTTTGGCTTAAGGCGTGACTGACTTTACCAGAAATAATCTGAACCACCCTCTTACCGTTATCTAGTGTTTTCTTCCGTAACCAGTCATCACCAAAAAATATAATCAGACCTTCAGGAATATCGTACCACTCATTGACTCTACCAGCAGCATACCAAAAATTATTACAACGCTCAATGTGGTTCGTATATACCGCACTATAATTGTTATTTAGATTAGCGAATTCGTTAATAGAAACATCTACTGTGTCACATACCACCAACCCAACATCTTCATCCTTCTTAAGAATAGTTGAGGTCGAGGTCAGAATATAATGATCAACCAAACAATCATCATTTAGTAAAATATAATATTCTGTTTGGGCTTGTTTGACACAATATTCCCACGCTTTGTTAACGTAACGATTCTCGTCATCAACAAACCTTACTTTTTTATATCTTGACCAGTCGAAACTAAATCTATCATTAGGATTATTATCGTGGATAATAATTTCTTTAATTCTACAATCTTCCTGTAGAATATCTAAATTCCATTTAAAATAATTAGGATTAGCTTTCCACAAGGTAGGGATAATAACTGTTAACGAATTAGGTAACAAAGTAAAATCTAAAGTTTTTTTGTTTAATCTAGTAGCTATTTTCTCTTGGACATACTTATCGTTGATGACAGTTCTACATAATTTCCCACTACCCATAAAGGAAGAGTAAATCTCAATAGCCTTATCCTTATCACCGATATACGGACTCTGACTGAGAATGTCAGCAATATCAATATAATACTTCATGTTATTAGTTAATCGTGCTAGTTCTGATAGATGATTAATTATTTCCTGAGACATGTTTTAACTCCTTAACTTCTTCGTATTCTCCATCCCAACAACTACCACGGATTAATTTGAAACATGTTCCACATTCCTGACAATAGAAAACATCTCCAACATTTTCTATGTATTCGTATAGATTCCCATACATATCAGTTCCAGCATAATGAGTTTCACAAGAAGGACAATCAAAATGTACATGAACTCCATCTTTTATTCTATTCTCATACATATTAGTTCCAGTATAATGAGTCTCCTGATAAAACTCTAATTTCATTTCTTATTTCCTTTCAATTCTTTCACTGTTCCTACCCACTCACAAATTCCACACTCTACTGTAGTGTCATCTTTAGTTTCTACCCATAGACGATGTTTAACTTTTACGTGAGGATTACCACATTCAGGACACATTATTTATTCCTTCAAATTTTTCTTTTAGTTTCAAGTACTTATTATACTCAGCGGTTTCCTTAGCTACCCGTTTACCATATTCTTGATCTGTTTCATCACGATAAGTAGTTTTATAGATAATTAATCCGCTAGCAGTTTCTTCTACTGTTAAATACTCAACATTATCATTGAATATTTTTTCTAATCTGTTAATAAATACGCTTAATGAAATTTCGTTGTTTTCGTCCCAATCGTATAAAAGGTCTTCCAATTCTTTGAATGGTCTCTTCTCTTTAATATTTAATCGTTCCTTATTCATAAATAATTTCTCCTTCATAATCTTCGAAGCGGGATTTCTGAGCTTTCAATACTTCCTCTGGAACATTATGAATATCTTTATATTCACCCTGACAACGGATAACAATTACACGATAATTAAAATCGTTAGCTAACTTAATATACTTTTCAAACTCGCTAAGTCTAGTTGATGTGTTAGAGACAATACAACTATATTCTAAAAGGATATTTTGCAGTACCCTTCCATAACAATAATGATGGGCTTTAGCTAGATTAGTTAAATCAAAGTTATAATTACCTTTATTATCATAGTGATAATCATCAGCTTCACAAATTTTACCGTCATAGTCCACATAAAGTTCGCAATGATACGAAATATCTTTTGCTAACGTACTTTTACCCGATCCACTATAACCCCTTATAATTATAAGAGTTTTCTTGGGGTTAACTCCAATATGATTAATTAATTCTTGTTTAGTCATTACTCAATCCCTTATAAAATTTTACCATCTGACTTTCAACTTCGTCACGCTTATTCCTTTTACTTCTTTCTCAAACCCATTGACGCATAATTTTATTTTGACATTCATTTCATCTCCAAATTTATAATAAGATTTAAATTTGATCCTTAAAAATTTTAATGAAACACTCTTCACATATATCTAACTCTACACTTGTACAATCAAATTCGGTTCCATAACCAAAGGTATGTTTAATTTCTACAAATTGGTTTTCCCAATCTTCTTGTTTCTCACACATGTCACATGTTATCGTTTTCATATTTAGACCTCCAAGAATTCAACAGTTACTTTAACTTTTTTACCAATGTGACTTGTGGTAAAGGGTTTACCTACAATCTCTCCGACACCAGAATATTTCCCATTGTTTACATGGCGTCCAATAATACTTTCAAAAATAATAACTTCGGTAGGTTCTAATGTAAACTGCACATCACAACTATTTTCAACGTAACAGTCACATTTACCCTCAAGTTTTTCGTATTTCTTAGTCTCGTAAATAGCTAATGTTGGATTATGATTGTCATCATAATAATCATGTGTCCAGAAATTCTTATTATATTCCTCAAATTTAGAGAAATCGAAATATAACTTTAGTTCCCCAATATCACGAGTAGGGCGAATATGAGTAAGTTTAGCTTTACAACCAGCATCAAGTTCAAACTCTTCCCATAGTGGTTCGTTAATCTTAACAGTAATAGGGAGTTTGATTTCACCAGATTTAATTTTATCGTGAAGTTCTTTGTATGTCATTTCAATTTCTCCTCAAATTTATAAGATGATTAATCTATCCGTGTGATTGATTTGATGTAGGTCGTTTTTTCTTAGAAAAAGACCAACACTATCATCAAGAAGATTATTAATGATACCTCGCGTTCCATTAAAACAAAGAATTTCCCTCTCCTCAATCAATTCGTCTTCTCTAACTCTTCATCCTTGAAAAATTGTTTCACGTCTTTAGGATCAATCAAATCATAATTAAACTTAATTAGAACTTCACCCTTATCATTCTTAACCGGAAGTATCGATATGGCACTAATAATAGCTTGAGATTTGGTCAGCTTAAAAAAACTATTGGTAGGTTCAACACGTTCAAAACTTTGTAGTAGTTGTCTTACCGTGAGAACCTTTTCGGCTAGACTACTATAAATTGAATATACATCAGCTTCCCATTTAGTTTCAGAGTCACCATAACAACGAAACTTACAGACCCTAGAAATATAATCAGTCTTACTTTCATCCTTATGTTTCTTTACATCCTTGTGTTCCCAATTTTTTGTAATAAGAAGAAGCATTGACTCATCATCATTAAGTTCAATCATACTTTTATTTCTCCTCAAATTTATAAGATGATTATTTATATCATTATCTTATAAATAAGTCAATAGTTATTTTCTACTCCAAGGATAATAACCTCTACCATTACGTTGTCCTTTACGTCTTGGTTTCTTCTCAAAGTTAGTTACATCACACAGAATATCATCGTGGTCATAACCACGAATCTCATAAGGAATAGATGACACTTCAACCTCGTGTCCTCGTTCCCTGAGTTCTTCAATCATTTGAATCATCTTAAGAATATTTGAATGACGACTACTAACAATTCCGATTTTAGTCATCACAATTCTCCAACAATTCCTTGACCTTATTGAGATGTTCTTGACTAACAACTTTACCACAAGTGTTAACCTTAAGGAAATATTGATAAATTTGTTTCTCTGTAATATTCTTTACTTCTGCAAAAGAAATAGAATATTCTTTGAAATGGTGTTTATCTCTAGGATGAAGGTCTTTATAAAATTTACCTTTGTAAGAAAACCTATTTTCGTAAAATTCAATGAGAGCAGTGATACGTTGTTTACCATCAATCACTTCATAACTCTTGTGGTCAGGACGATCATAATAATCGCGACGAATGAAAAGAAATTTCCCTATGTCTACACGGTGAAATATTGAATCTATAAGATTAACTTTATCTTCTTCTGTCCACACTAATTCTCGCTGATAGACAGGATCTAAATCAAGTCCGAAGTAATAATAGTTGCTAAAAATAGCAGATAGATTTCTCTGACTATAATTTAGAAACAACCCATCATCCTTGTAGAGAATTTCCGAATCATCAAATGAGGCATAATATTTTTCTATTTCAGTCCAAGACCAAGCGGCTTTATATTTCTTGACACCTTCCCTATCAGAACGGATAACATCAACAACATAAATCTGTCCATCATCAAGAACTTCACTAATGATAGTTGAGTCTAAGTTACCAATTTGAACTCTCTCACCAACCTCAAAGAAAACTGAGGGAATATTCCTACCGTAAAGATTACGAAGATCTTCGATGTCACGTTTAAGGTTATCTTCAGCTATCTCTTCCTGAGTCTTTTTAATTTTCTTCATTATTCGCACTCCTTAATTTTCTCTTCTGCTTCTCTCACCCATTGATGCAAGGTTAAAGAATTCAAATTACTCACCATCACCATTGAATCTTTAAAGTTATACTTATTACTAGTGAAGTAATGGTATCCATTACCTTTGTGCAACTCCACATCCATATATTTTAAAATTTTATTGGCTGACTTTAGAGTTAACATTAGTAAACACCCACAATCTTATTTTTACTGACACGCTCAATAACACCACCAGAATTAATCAGGAAATACTTCTTGGTAATCTTAACAATATTACCATACCAAGTAAAATTACTATTGTCGTTATCGTATTTCACTTTGTCACCAATTTTAATATCGAACATGATGTTACCTCCCTGTAAGATGAATTGACTATAGCAGGAATGATAAGATAAGTCAAACAAAAAATGACTGTCACAATTAAGTAACAGTCATTTTTCTTTTAATCGTCTATATCTTGGCAAGTATGCCAATCATCTCCGTAAGCTAACCACCACTTACCAGACTCGTGTTGTTTCCAACGTAAATCTCTTTCACCACATTTCTTACAGGTAACACCATGATCTAATGATTTACTGGACTTAGAGGACTCAGTGTAACTAGGTTGGAAGAGAGTGTTCCAACCTTTAGGCCCACTCTCTTCCCCGCCCATCTCATTGATAAATCCTCTATCATACGCTTCTTGTCCTGAATAATATCCACTAGCAAAACGATCATAATCATCACATTCATCATAGGCACCATCAAGTGCAAAATCTGCCATGTCTCCCATAATTTCACCTACTCTTTTTAAAAGTTTTCTTTAAAGGTTTCTCATCTTTATCATCATCAAAATCCTTGCGATGATCAATAACTTTAGGCTTACACATCTCAGAATACTTCGGGTAACATTTCACACAAAGGTTAATATCGTTGTAAGGTTTGTGATAAGACATGTCAAACAGCGTGTCGCAGTAATAACATCTAAAACAATTTTCCATAATGATTCCTTATAGTTAGGCATATTTTGACCAATGATATCCGTAAACTTTTTTGTTATGTTTAATTCCTGTTACGATTCTCTTTCTTATAGATTTTTCTTTGACTTCTTCTGACACTATTTTATTTTGTTTTAAAAATATAATTAAATCGTCGAACGAAGAGAACTGTGTTACATTTGCATCATCAGAAACCATATTTATGTTTTTTGTTTTCCTTCTATCAGAAAGGAAAAGTTTAGTTTCTTGTGTGTGATGTTTGCCTTTGAACGGATTGTTTGTTTCCATTCTTTTTGTTACAGCTTTTCTTTTTTCTTCACCAAAAACTCTTCCTGTATTTTTAAGGCTAATCTTTTGTTTAGTTTCTTGAGAATGGGTTTTCCCATAAAAATGATTGAGTTCTCCTATTCTAAACGAAGCTATATTAGAAAATTTTTGTTTAGTTTCTTCTGAGTGAATTTTCCCGTAAAAAGGATTATTAGTACCAAACATAGAGTTTCCACCACTAAGGATGTTGTACCCATTAGGAACAACGGTGTCTAATTTAGATATCCAATATTGCTCTCTTTCTGAAAGATTTTCTAAAGACACTTCTTCTATTTCTGAAATAACAAAATTAGCTATTCCATATTTCTTAAAGGCTCTATATAAAACTATATTTTGATTTTTCTTTTCATTAGAAGAAGCTATATGTTTCTTTAATCGTTTAGATAAAGACAAAGAAGTTTGACCAACATATATTTTGTCTGATAAGTTATTTGTTATTTTATAAATATAACCACTTTTCATAAAATCTCCTCATAAGAACTTGTGTATTATTTATCTTATGAGGAGATTTTGCCTTACATCTCGCAACTACCACCAGTACAAGCTAATGTTTGCGCTCCTGTTGTACCATCTTCTAATTCGAACTGATTAAGTTCTCCGTCAAAATCAATTTCTATGTCTTTCCATTGCTTACAAAGTTCGTGATATTCTTCTCTGGAAATTTCAGAATAGGGACTCAATGGATAATTTCCTCCATCAAAAGGCAAAAAAGATAGACCACAAATTGACTCCCAATTTTTGTATACCCAAGAACCAACTTCTACCCATTCATCCTCTTTCACATAAATTGTAACCGAAGGATTGCCATCACACCAATTATCGTTAAACATTTTCCAATATTCTAGTTGTTCTAATGCTGTGAAATCTTTTCTAGAAAGTGATCCTCTAGGAGATTTCATAGGAAACTCAAAAACTAATGTGTTATAGTCTTCCCAAGTTTGTCCTACTTCTGGAACACAATTGACTCCCTTAGAGATTAAGAGATGAGCAATAGGATCTTTTGCCGTTACCCTGACTCTACGGATATAATAATCAGAATATCTAGGATGTAACCCACTGGCACAATTACATAATTGAGAAATTGTGCCACTTGGTTTTACTAGGGTGATTTGCTTTGGACAATTAATATCTAATTCTTTCGCCACATATTGTGTATATTCGTGGGCATGTTTTCTCAAATCTCTTAATAATTTAGAAGTCTTGTCATTAACTTTCCTGAATAACGGACTATCACACACACCAGTTAACGAAACTCCGATGAGTCTTTCCGACTCAGCGTTAATTTTCCAGTCTTCGTGAACGTTATGGAAATTAGTCTCCATAGATTGAAGACAACCTAATAACACTTCAGCCTCAATTTTAGCTTTTAATGTTTCTATGGTGTCTTCTGGACGAACAACAATTTCAGTAAGATTACACAGTTCTCTGTCTCTAAGTAAGGCTTCAACACAAGGATTACTTCTTACGTCACCAGCTTTACGATTAAACTTGTCAGCCTTTTCTCTTGCTGTGTTAGCATTAAAGATTCCTCGTTCTCCTGAACCAGAACGAATCAAATTTAACCATTCTTCAATGAAGAAAGCGGAATCAGGTTTTTCGGTATATGCAATAGAATTATTAGCTAATGCTCTTTGTGGCGCATCATTCCAAAATTGCCCATCCTTAGCATGTTTTAATCTTTGATCAGAAAGATTACTAAATGAAATACATGCTGATCTTCTAACACCGCCAACAACAACACATTCTGCGGTTTTTGTGCAAATATCGTGTACTTCTAAAGAATTTAATTTACGTCCCTTAGCAGAAACAAATAATTTAATGGTGAAATTAAACAATGCCTTAAGAGGTTCGGGGCCAGAAGATCTACCACCAAACGTTTTAAGTCTTGCCCCCTTAGGACGAAGTTTAGAATAGTCGAAAGATGGAATAATTCCGTTATATAAAGAGTTTACACAATGGTCAAACGATAATTTCCATCCTAATTTAGAATCTTCTATAATAAAACTTTCTCCTTCAACAAACTTTGAAGGAATGTCGGGTAGTTTAACCACAAACTGACGCTCAACAGAAAATCCTACACCTGTTCCATGCATCAATATATACAACATTTCTCCAAATTTATCTACACTATCCATACTCACGTAAGCACAATTAAAAGCGGCAAAACTATTTTCTTCCAATGAAGGACCAGCAGACCATAAAGCCCTCATTGAACCCATTCCTTCTTTAATCTTTTTAAAGTTTATAGCATTCTGATAAGCTTCCACCAAAGAAAAAGGAACATATTTTTTAAAATGGTTTTCGTATCTTGTAACTGCTTCTACCCAACTCTCCCTTCTTTTTTCGTCCTCTAGCCAGCGAGTATAAGTTCTTTTGCCAATAAATTCTGAGTACAACGATTCAATCTTTTTTTGATACATAACTCTCCTATTGTAATTTATTTATTAGTAGAACCGAATCCACCTTCACCACGTTCAGTTTCGTTTAGCGTATCAACTTCCTCAAACGTAATATTAGGATAAGGAATAATCATAATTTGGCCTACTCTGTCACCTACGTTATAACGATCACCATGACCCAAATATTTATATCTGAACATGATTTCGCCTCTATACCCCGAATCAACTACTCCTACACTATTTGCTAATAGAAGACCTTTCTTAGAATTAGAACTTCTAGGAAATAATAACCCAACATAACCTTCAGGAATTTCCATTGCTAAACCTGTTTTGTATTCATAATAATCATCTGTTACATTAACTTCTACACAAGTTAAATCCATTCCAGCGTCACCGTCTTTGGCATAACTAGGAATCGCTGCCTGTGTATCAAGCTTCTTAATCTTTACATTCATTTTTCTTTCTTCTCACTTTCTTCTTTAATAGTTAAATGTTTAAACCAACGACCACACAATTTACAATAACAATCAATAAACTCATAGTTAACACCATTCGTAACTGTTACTGGCCCACATCCACAATTAGGACAATATACCTTAGTTTCCATTAATCCTCCCTTATTACATCGTTAATGACTAACATGAAAGCTTCTTTTTCTGATAAACCAGCATTCATTAAATTTTTATGTTTTTGATATGCTTGTTCCCTAATATTGTTTAATTTGATTTCTCTATTAAACTTAACATGATCAATGCCATGATCCTCTGTCCCACATATCTCGCAATTTTGAGATAAAAGAAAGCCATGTTTACATCTAATTGGTTTCATATTTATCAATACCAATCTTTAAGTTTAAGTAGCTTCTTATTCTTCTCTTCGAATAATTCCACTTCGTTGATAAGGTTTCTCTCAATCAATATATAAACCATTGCCGTCACATGTCCTAATTCTTCTGTTAGCTTCTTTCTATTACTTTTGTCTGGAGTGTAAGGACTACAATCATCATATCCAAAACGTTTAATCTTAGAGATTGTCTGAATCATCTCAGCAAAGACTAGAATAACTTCAGCACACTCCTCTGCCGTTATCGTTAAATTTTTATCATCATCTCTAAACTGTGTCATATTTATTCCTTCGTAAAGTGTCTCATAAGATTATTATCAATCAAATAATGGGTGTTGGTGTTAAATGAGTTACCTATTGTTTGGCTTAACAAGAATATCATTAGTTTAGCATTCTCATAAGCCGTGATATCAGGTTGAGGTTCAAAATACCCAACACCACGAACATGAATATCACAACTAGGGGTTATTATTCCTAATGTTGTACTTTGAATTATATGATCATTCTCCATATCAATTATACCTTTCATCTCCATAAACAAAATCAACATGTCCATTCACGCCAAAATAAGATAATAAATCTTCTATAGCATCACTAGGTTCACCGTATCTTCCATCTAATTGCTCGCCATTAATTAGACAATCATACCAATATTCATCACAACATCCGTCCTCGCAATGCCATTCCTGATAGATAAAGGTTACATCATTAACTTCGCTCATTTAATGTAATCCTTGTATGATGTTTTCTTTTCTACTTCTGGTTTAGGAAAGGACGTTTGATAAGAATTAATTATTTTCCTAACTATAAGATAAAAAGGAATCAGCACATCCAACCAGAATAAACGTTTTTGGTTCTTCTCATACCCACTAAAAATTAAATCAATCACAACCCAAAGTTTTTCAGCCATCCACAAAATAACAATAAGAGCGATAACTGCGCGACCTAAACTTAAGTTTCCACCACCATGTAACATAATCGGCATAGGCATTACCATAATTTACCCTTTCAATACTACTGAATTTAATTTAACCTTGAATTTTTCCTCAAGAAACTTAGAACTTTTTAATTGTTTACCAGTATAATGTAATGGAATATTACCACCAAAAGCATTAATAGTAACTTCAGTTTGATTATTAAGATACTCGTTAGCAAAAGCATTAATACTACTAAGAGTATCGGTATCACGAATATAACGTTTACCAAGAGTAATAAGACACAAATCTAAATTCCACTTACAGCGAATTCTAATCCATCCCTTATTAAGGAGAATAGTTAAAATCTCACTATTAGCTTCACCAGCATACTCACCAAATGGCTCAGTGTGTTTCTTGTAAATATCCTTGAGTTCATCTAAAGTAAACCCGTAAACTTTAGGATTATCAATGACAGCATCAACATGATTAGTTACAGTATAGATATGATCATCAGGGCTAATCCAGAAGACACTGGCTTTAGCATTAGCTTCCTCTAGAACTTTGATAAATTTTTTCATAAATGTCTCCTATTTCAATTTAAAATAAAATTCGTCATCTTCTTCGCGGTCAAAATAATAACCTTCTTTCTTTAGGGAGTCAAGGAAATATTTATTTTTACTCACAACTGTCTTATAAATTTTACCTAATGCTGCGTGTTGTCCAGAAAACTTAAATTCTCGTATATTAAACTCTTTTAATCCTTGTAGAATAACATACATAGCATAGCAAAATACTTTACTAGCTGACGAAGTTTTCCTTTCATCGAAATCAAAGGTGTCAGTTATTCCATTCCATTTAGAGAAAATAGATTTGTCGAATATGTCTGAGGTAGCAAACCCAACATCACCATATACATCAATCACAACACAATAGTAATATTTCTCATACTTCACAAACGTCCAAAAATGTTCATCATCTGAATACCACTCTTCATTTTTTAGATCTGTTCCATATTCAATATAAAGAGGTCTGAAGGACTCAGATAAACAAAACTCCTTGTACGATAATATCTTACCAGTGAACTTATCTTTAGAAAAAAACATTTAGTCTCCTCTATTTTGTACCACATTATACCATTAATATGTAACGTTGTAAAGACAAAAATGCCGACTATCTCTAATCGGCTTTTTGTTAAATTGACGAACCTTTTGATTTTGGTCGTTTAAATCCTTTTTCCATTAGACATCTCCTCTCATAGTTATGTTCACTTGTCCATTTTATTAATCTCATCTTCTGTGTAAACGTGTTCAGATACCAACTCAGAATCTTTAGGGTAAAAATATAAATTTGGATGGTACGTTGAGTAATATACCCCCACGATCATAAGAAGGTGACTTGGAATAATGTCATTGTACCGATGAAGAATGATAGCTAATAATATGTAACACACACCAAATAATTGTTTATTAAACATTCTATCCTGATAATGATGTGTCATATCAGGGAAAACATCTTCCTCCTCTTCAGGATCATACTCGCACGAAAACAACAAACAAACCAAAGCACCAAGTAAGAAATAAATATCGTTTAAGAGAAATCCACAAGCTATTAGCAACCAACCAGTCGCGATCCTTGTCAATTCGTATCTCATTTTTTGATTCATGATCACCTCCAAGTTAATAATATTATATCAGGCTTCTACTGATTTGGCAAGAGGATAATCTTTAATTAATTCATAAGCATATTTGTATTCGTCTTCAACCAAATCTTGTGTTTTAAACTTGAGGTCAATTGTTCTATCAGTAGGAGCAAACTTAAATGTACCCTTGGTTGATTTGTAGAAATCGAACCCTGCTTTCTTAATCTTATTATCAATAATCTCTCCAACACCATAAACTGCAATATTTGATGAAGGATGAATGTACTTATATTTAACATACTTAGGTTTATCTTTAATTAACCCAAATAAAGCTTCATCTAATTCTATTAGATCGTGGTCAGCCAAAATTAATCTAAAGTCTTTAGATTCCTTATTAAGTTCTCGTTGTTCTTCTGGAGTAATTGTGGCGTTAACATTTTGTGTTAGTTTATTAAGAACATCCTTTTTCTTATCTTGTTTTTGAGGAATATTCTTGTTAACTATTGTTTTATCAATTTCTTTTTTTGCTGCATCTAAAATTTGTTTAGCAATAGCTGGTTTTGTTTTTCTTAGTGCTATTGCAGTTTTTAGCTCAGCACTGAGGTTGTGTTCTTCTTGCTCTTTAACTATTTCTTGCCAAGTCATAATAATCTCCTAGTTGAGTTTATTATTATTTATCTTATTCAAATAAAAAGAACCTCACTGGTCAGGAGGAAAACACAGTGAGGCTATTACAACTCTGTTATCTCAACATAGATGTAAATTTAAGCAGTTTTAACGATAAGAGCACCGGGAATAACGAGGAACATCCCACTGATTGTTCCGATAACACCAGCAAAACAAAACTTGAATACTCCAATAGCAATCTTGATAGCTTCTATGTCATCAGCTTTGATAGCATTGATAACATCAACAATGCCGCCGATAAAACAAACCCAACCACCAACATAAACCCCTAACACGATTCCACCTAGAACCATTAGTAATCCTAAAATTATTTTGATCATTTAGTCCTCTCTACATAATAAGTGTAATGAGAATAATTTTTATTGACATCATAAAACGTTTCTTGGTTTAGTCGTTTGTAAGTGTTTCCATTAATAACCAAAATGGTTGTCTCTTCTGGAAAGAGTGTGTCGCTCTCGAAGATAATGTTTTTTGTTGGTTTCCCATAAGTAGCACAATGAGTAACTTCAACAATGGTGACAATTGGTAATCTATTGGTTTCTTCTACTAATTTATTAAGTTGATTGTTACAATAACGACGATAGAAATTGTTTCCCCCTAATGGAGTATAAATTAAATATTCTTTGTTCCAATTGATAGTTCGATTAATCATACTCTTCCATGATTCGTTGAACATATGTTCTAAAGATAACTCTTGTTTAGGAAACCACTCAGGGTAAACTACACCATTCTTGAAATACTTGGCACAACGCTTAAGGAAACGGTCAAACTGTTCCTTAAAGGCAAACGGGATTTTCTCAAACTCCCCATAAAACATTCTTACCATATGAATATCGTCAATAAAATCATCATACTTTGTATTAGCGAATGATGTCCCAATTCTGAGGTGTTTATCAACACCAGCTTCAGCGAAAAGAATTCCTACTTTGTTACCATTCTTGTCACGACAATACTCTTTTAATTTAAACTCTGGCATATCACCTTCTCCTTTATTTAGTTAGACGAGATACGTCTTGAATGATTTCTGTTAATGCGGCTTTTTCAGGATTATAAATCTTACAGACAGCATTAGGAATCTCTAGTGAACCGATCATGATAAATACGCACATTAAAATTATTCCAACAAAACTAGCACCAGTACTTACACTTTCATCTATGTGCTTCCTAGTAGCATACACACTTACACCAAAAGATATCACACAAAATAGAAGGATTACAGCAAACACACAGAGAGTACCAACCCCCTCAAGATATGCTTGTTTCACATACCAAGGGAAAACTGTCTCTGCTGTCATTCCTAATTTATTAGCTAACTGAGTTAGCATATTAGAAATATTATTACCTACATCAATTGTTACATTTGCATCCATTAATTTCCTCCATGAAGTTTACAATCACCGCTGATAATACGATAAGGTGTTCCATATCGCTCCCTATTATCCATCTTAGGACAAGTACACAATGGCACATCAAACCAGTAATGGAAATCTCTATTCTGAGTGAACCCCCATAACTCTTGTAACTTAAATTCGATTTGTTCTATAGCATAAACATAAGATTCGTATAGTTTTTTGTTTCTAAGAACTACTTCACTAGACTCATTTGTAACCATGTCATCAAACAAAGCTAATTTATGCCAATGTAGTCTTTTAATCTCCTCTAAATTCTCATCAGAAACGCCTAGTCTAGTAACTAATCTTTCGTTGAGTTTATGGATCTTGCCAGCGTATTCGAATTCATATTTAGATATACTTGACATATCCATTATCCTTTAGGCTTCAAGTTCCATGTTTTATATCCACCACATTTTTCACAAACTGTTACGATATTAGTCCAATTCTCATTGCCACAAATTACTTTAATTTCACTATAAGTTTTCCACTTATGTTTACAAGATAAAAAATTTATCCAATCCATTTCATTTTCTCCTAAACGTGAAGTTGTTATCAATCTTACCTTTATAATTGTAACCTAATTCTTTCAACTTTTCTAAGAAAAATTTATTCTTAACAATCAACGAATATGTATTTTCTAAATCTTTGTTAGCACCGTTAAAGTAAAGTTTCTTGATATCAGAGATATCTTTAAGAATTTCTAGCAACACATAAAATACATTATTGAACACTCTTAATGATAACTTATTTGTTCCTCTTTTGGTATCGTCAAAATTATCAATGTTGTCTTCGGATTCAGTATCAAATGTGTCCGAAGTACCAAAATAAATTTCTCCAGTTTTAGAATTAACTCCAACCAGATAATACAAATCTTTCATTTTGAAGAAAGTAAAATGTTGATCATTCTCAAAAATGATTTCTTCGTTACTCAAATCAGTTCCATAATTAGTCTTAACTGGAGACACAGATTCAGATAAGAGAAATTCTGAATAAGTCATAATCCTATTATTCTTAAATGTCATCATAGACATAACTTCAATATCTCCCTAAGATTAATACCTTATCAGTTATCCTACCAGTGACTTCGGAAGTTTCTACCTTATCAAATTCCTTCAAGGCTTTATTAATAGATAATTTACCAGTTCCTATAAACAAAGTCAATTTATTAATATCGTCACAAGGAATGGTTTTACTTTTACCTGAATCAAAATTGACAATCATACTACGATTAACTGTCAGATTATCGCCCTTATAAATACCTAATAATTTCTTCTGAGTGTGATAGGTAATAACACAATCACTACCAATAATTTTTTCTGGTTTGATACTCTTAAACCCTTTCCACTCAGGACAACACACAAACAATTTACAAATGTCTTCTGCGGATTTAACTTTCTTTTTTCTCGGTTTACGATCAGTCTTATTTTCCTCAATCCATTTTTCCACATCTTCCTTTTGTTTAGAAGCTGATTCTAATAGTGATTTAAAAATTTGCCTGACATAACCAATTGATAAGTTACATGTCGTAATGTAATCCACCACACTATAATCAGGATCACAATCGATACGTTCATTAATGATGTCGATATGAGTTTGAGCTTGTTCTTTAACCTTCTCAATTGGAGCAACGCGATTATCCAACCGTTCCTGAGACACACGACCAATCTCAATAAGTTCTTTGATTTTAGCTGTTAGATAATCTAAGTTGCGTTCTGTTAGATTAACTTCATTACAGAACATCCTAGCTACATAAGCAACACTATCAATAATCCAACAATCAGGAGTACGATTAAGCAACTCTCTATCATTAAGACTAAGTTTATTAGCGGCATCAATAATCCACTGCTTCTGAGTATCAATAGTGATATTATGATCCCTATACCAAGATAGAATAGAGCTAACATTAGAACTATACTCAGTATAAACAATAAGAGTTGGCTCATTATCTACCTTACGTGTTTTAAGACGTTCCTTAGTCTTTTTCATTTCACATCCTTAAAGAACCATTTCTTATTTAACCACTCGATAGTAAATTTTTTATCTTTGTTACGTGGAGACGTAGAATCAAAGAAATAATAAAAAACAAACGCAATGATATTAAGGGGTCCAAACGAAATCAAAAACAAATCAACTGAACAGAATTTGATATTATGACAATCATTCCAAAGTTTAATTCCGACAAGTCCTAAGAACAACCAAACAACAACAATTAAAAATGTCATTTTATTTACTCCTCTTGCATTTAATACACTTCACATTATTCTCCACAAAAGGGCAAGTGTTATTATTATCTACACGATAACCCTTATAACAACTGTTTCTAATGAAAATATTTTTTATCATTTTGTATCCTCTAGTGGACATTCTTTGTCGATAACTTTAATATCTAATTTGTTAGCTGTCTTCTCACAAATATAGATATTTCTCCAATTAGAATAAAAATTATAAGGACACTCACCACAACATGTAACCTTAATGGTTTTCAATTTACTCTCCATCACGATCAAAATATTTATTCAAGTATTCGTCAATATAATCTAAAAACTCTAAGAAGTCAAACTCTTTCTTTTCACCCTCAACTAAATTATCAACGAGGTCTTTCATAATACCCAAATCAACCCCCTCAAGTTGCTTCTTAACATCACCATAAGTTTCCAACTTAAGATTATTAATCGCTAATGAGAGTTTAAACATTTCTGTAATGGGGAAATCATAACCACGCATAACATATTTCTTACTCCTGAAGAGTGAGGAAATAGGATATTCAACTTTAGGATTAAAGACTAGTTTCTTCTCAGCTAAATCATATATAAAATTATCAGCTAGGGTAAACTCTTTGGTCATAGGATCGTAGGCACACATGACCACGGTGTAATCAAACTTCTGGATGATTTCTTCAGGAGTTCCATAGAGACATTTGATCAACTGAAACTTCTTACCATCATAGGAATAGCTGATAGCGTTATTTGTCATGAAGTTAGATTTAATTTCAGAGTTCATTCCAAACGCCTCAATAGCGTCTAGACAATCCTTCTCAGTGTAAAAGAAGATATCAATATCATTAATTTTATTGTTAGAGAAAACACTAGTACATGCTCCTCCAGCAATAAAATATTTGATATCCTCCAAGTTGCTATTAAGGAAAACTTCCTTAATAGCATCAGGGATATAATTATCTAATATGTTTTGTTGTCTTTGAAATTTCATTCTGCATTCTCCAGTTGACACCAAGAAGGAATAGATTTAATATCTTTTATCTTGTGACCGATATCTTGATAAGCACAAATATGGTAAGTTTGAGCATAAATAGCGGCTCCAATAATAGACTCGCACCAAGGACATTCAGAACAACGATCATAAGTAAACGTTACAGTTTCTTTCTTCATTATCATTCTCCAATCATCTTATTAAATTCATCTTCGGAGATAATGTTAATTCCTAGCTTATCAGCTTTAACCCATTTACTACTAACACCCCTAGAGTTATCAGCACAGATAAGATAACACAACATGTTATTAACTGCTCCGTTCACAATACCACCATTGTCAATAATAGTTTTCTCTAGTTCTGACTGAGAGTAACCATTAAACTTACCAGTCGCTAAGAAGGTCTTACCTTCAAGCTTATTACTAGACATAACTACCTCCTCTTTAATGATTTCTTTAGGTAGATAATTATAACGAGGATGAGTAGTAATGTCAAGTAGAATATCGTAGTTAAACTCCCAATCTTTTTGACACTTAATTAAGGTTTTAATACCAATACCAACTGGTAAAGTTGTGGATATAGTTTCACCTCTAATAATAGAATTTACATCTTCTAATGTACTAAAGTGTACTAATAGTTTATCGAAATTAGTTGTTCCAACACCCTCACAACTAAAAGACCTCATTAGTTTTTCTTTAGACACAGAATACATTTTGGTTTGTAGTTCGTTATTGAAGGTAACTTGAGATTTAGAATGACTCATTGGTGTCCAACGAAGAAGCTCAACAAAGGTATAAATACCCCATTCCTTTAAACGAGACTCAGAAACATTTTCAATTCCTAATTCTTTAATAAATGACTCGACTTGTTTAACTGTAGCGGCTGAGCAATTAACGTTAATACACTGAAGATCAACCCCGTATTCTCTCAAATCGGTATTACAATTAGGGCAACGTGTAGGAATAACATTAGACATTTTTAATTCTCCTCAAAAGATAAATATACTTAGGAATAAGAAATCCAGACGGAGGTTACATTTATGTACGGTATTATATACAAAGCGACAAACAAAGTCAATGGAAAAGTTTATATTGGACAAACAAAAAATTCTCTCAAAACTAGAATGGCTTCACATAAATATTCAGCAGAGAAAAAGAATTCAAAGGGACATTTCCATAAAGCTATAAGAAAATATGGTTGGATTAATTTCGAGTGGGAAACCTTATGTAACTGTTCTAGTTTAGAAGAATTACACATCAAAGAAATACAGTATATCGAATATTTTGATTGTCATAGTCCAAACAATAAAGGATACAACATGACTAAAGGAGGAGATTTTAATGCCATGTTAGATCCAGATATAAGAAGAAGACAAAAGGAATCTCTACAAATTTCAATGAAAGCTTTTTGTGGCGAAAACAATGTCATGAAAAGACCAGAAGTAAAAGAAAATCACAAAAAAGCGATAATAAAATTAACCCAAAGCGAAAGTTGGAAAGATTCTAACGCAAAATCACAACAAAAATTAAGAAATGTTTACGAAATAACTTTTCCTGATTATACAGTTGAAATTGTATCTGGATTAACTACATTTTGTAAACTTCACAATTTACAACAATCTAAAATGAGTTCTGTCGCTAACGGTGAACGGTCGCATCACAAAGGATTTGTTTGTAAAAAATTGGTTCAATCATCAAAGAAAGTATCTAATCCAAACACAAACAAGATTTATTATTTTTTTGATCCTAAAGGATCAGAAATCACTATCACAAATCTAAATCATTTTGCAAAAGATAACAATGTTTCTTACACATGTATGTTATATGTGTACCAAGGTAAACAACATTCTCATAGAGGGTACACTAAGAACCAATCACCTCAATTATGCGAGGAATCACCTGTCCCGCTCTGATAATTTTAACCTTAGTTCCTATTTGTAGGTTATTATCCTTAACATACTTATAATTATAACAAGTAACATTGGTAATAGTAGCACCATCAATATCAACTGGAATAATTTGAGCTACAGGTTTAAGGAGATAATTCTTACTTATTTCCCAAGTGATTCCTGTGATAGTAGTCTCAACACCTTCTGAGTTTACCTTAAATGCTACTTGATTCTCAGGGAGAAACACATTTTCATTCTTATAATAGGGACTAGAAATAACTAATCCATCTTTATCGTAAGGTGTTTCGCAAGACAGAATAGATTTAAGTTCTTCTTCACAATTATCAACATCAATAACACCACAATAAGGAACAGTAAATCCTAGATCTTCTAACTGATTAAATTGCTGTTCAATGGTGTTATCGCTTGTAATAATTTGATAAGCGTAAGCTTGTACGTGTTTAAGAGTCTCAGGAATAATGTTATCCCTCCCCATCACCCCAACCACACCATTGCGGCGATTCTTAAATCCTAATTCGATATGAGAATCACCATCAAGGGTAAGCTCACCCCGAACCTCACCACTAAAATTATGAGAAAGAGTGTTAGGAATATTAATATATTTCGCTTTGTTAGTTAAGTTCTGTCCAGTAATACCATCACCCCTTGAAGTTAGTTGGATAAGATATCCCTCTTCGTACTTAGCAACAAAACTCATCCCATCAAGCTTATATGACCAAAAAATAATATTAAGGTCAACCTTATCTAACCACTTACTGAGTTCATTCATACCATAACGAATTTTATTTAGGGAACCAATAATGTAAGTATGTTTTACGTCACCTGATTCTTCAGTGAGAGATTTCCTGAACTCAAGAAAATCTTCTGCGTTCATTTCTGATTCTAACTCTTCCAAGAGATAATCAAAGTCTTCGTCACTCATAATAGGATTACCATTACGATAAGACGAGTTAGCTTCTTTGATCTTAATTTTTAGCACAGTAACCGGATTCATTATTTATATTCCTTATCAATTGAAAAAGCTCTAGCTAATCCACACGAAAAAGCGTCAGTGTTCAGATTATTAATAGAAGGACAATAACTGTTCTTCATGTTACAATCGCAAATAAATGGACAAGTTGTTTTAGGTGGAATTTTACCATCAACTAATCCGTTATTATTTAAGAAGTCCATTGTCATTATCCTGAGTTATTTTGTTTTTAAAACAATTACCACATTTACCCCACCATGATTAGGGTAACATTTATTACAATATTCTTTACACTGTTCTTCTTTAGATTTAATGCCTAAAGAAATCATACTCAATTCTCCTTATAAGTTTTATTCCAACACTCATCAAAAATCTTTACGGCTTCTTCATCTTTAGAATAATGATTAAATAACTCTTTACCCAAATTAGAATAAAATTCTATACTCTTGTAATTAGTCTCACCATAATAGCAGGGTTCTTCATCCTTGTCAAGAACCATGTGATGATAAGCACAATTTAATGGATTACAACAACCATCACAACCACATCCGTCACAGCTAGGACAATAAAGAGATTTCTCTTCTTCCTCTGAAGGATCATAACCTTGATCTAGTAAATCCTCGTATACTTCTCCGTCTGTAGAGTTAGCAAAATATTCATCAATAAGAGTCATAGAATTAGTTAATATCTCATTCATTTTTCTTCGTCCTCCATAAACTTATCATGTGCTTCTTTGAAATAAGTTTCGGTTGAATCATGAGAATTCAACTTACTAGGTGGCTCAGGAAAATGCATCCAATGAGTTATTTTATCTTTCCAGTAATCATGAGGAGTACCATCAGGATAACACCAACCGTCTTGTGAAGTATATGACACAGGAGCTACCTCTATATCAAAATCACCATCATCAAAGACCCCTAAAAGTTGATCATGAAAAATATTAGGCCACGAATTTTTATTAATATCATCTAAAGGTAATTTATCCTTAACACTTATCCATTCAATTTGCATAATACTTCTTCCTCAGAGATAGGAGTAAAGTTATTGACATCCACACCAACATTATAAATGTTCTTATCAGCTAACTTAATATTATGAATATGACCACACAACCAATTCATACTCATATCAATATTACACGTTGCTGGATCATGTGTCAACCCAAATTTATCAGTAATCATAAAATCAGGAATCATCTTTTCCCAACCAACATAAATGTAATCGGATAATGTCATCTCAGTTTTACGAGTACCATTATACTTATCGTGATTACCCATGATAAGTATTTTATGACCATTTAAAGCTTTCATAAACCTACGTTGTTCGTCTAAATTACAGAAGAACATATCACCTAAGACATAAACAGAATCATCCTTAGTTACAACATTATTCCAATTCTTAATGAGAGTTGTGTTCATCTCGTTAACATTTTCAAACGGTCTATTGCAATATTCTATGATCTTACGATGTCCGAAATGACAATCCGCAGTGTAATAATTTCGCATAGTTATATCCATCAATCCCAGAAATCTTTAGAAAATCGCATATTCTTCCAAATGAGATTAAAACACTTTTGATCCATTTCCCAAGCTTTATGCATTCCTTCGCGATACTTAAGTTTGTCTTCTTCGTTCCAGTCATCTACCATTTGAAACATTGTCGGAATACCATATTCATCACAAGCAACAGGAATGGTATTAAATAATCTTTCGCCTTTATCCTTATGGTATTCGTCATAATGTTTCATCGTGTAATACTCATCACGACTCATCTCCATGAGTTTTCTAATCCAAGCAATCCTCTTACCTCTACGTTTAGCCCCCATACAATGTGTCTTGTCTGACTTAAAGAATACTTCCATTTCAGATAATTGTTTATCCATTAAATCTAATAGATAACAATAATCGTATACATCATTTCCCCAAATTAAGGGGAAAAATATGACTAGATTTTTGATACCTCGTTTAAGACAATAAAGGGGATGAAAGAATAACGTAGCTGATAATTTACTAAAGTGGCATTTAATGTCAATTATTGTTGCTTTTCTGGTAGGATGTTTAAATAGTAAAAGGATATCTTCACCCAAATATTTTAGATCATAATATAGTGACCAGAAAAATTGTCTCATTGTTATTCCTCTTCTTGAAATATTCTGTTATCTTCTGTCGCTACCGCGAAACAATCCCCATTTGAGCAAAAACAACAAGGATCACACTCAGGATTGGTATTAGAATATTTACAGTTCCAACAAGTATCAATAGATGCTTTCGGGGCTGTTTTGGTAGTTGGTAAACTGATTAGGTATTCTGGTAGATGATAACCCATTGGACAAAATACCAACATGGGTACTCCTGAATTATCTTCATATTTCATAAAATGGACATGCTTGACTAAACTACAACCAATTCCTGTTATTGAATGGATTGCTATTGAATCATCAATGTCTTCAATAAATTTTTTGAGTTCGCCCACAGAAAACATATTATCTCCTTAAAATAAATCATCCAAATTATCACGCTTCTCTTCTAAACTAACCCCTACTCTATCTGCTATGGATTGTATCACCTTCATGTAGGATTTGTCAAACATTAAATTATAATCTACGAATTTTGTATCGAAGTTAAATTTCCTAGTAAAACCAATAACTTTCTCGTTATAAAAACAGTTAGGGGTTTTCAGATAAAGAAATTTAATTTTACCACCTTCATCAATAAGTTTGTGATCTGGCTTGTTTTCCTTGATATAACGATTGGCTACTAATACAGCTTTGACAGCTATTGGTGTTCCAGATTTATAATCATCACCACAACTCCACTTATTAAGATTATTAGCACTTCTAGGAAACGCAATTTCCTCTGGACTCATCTCGAAATAAGCTTTCTTAACATCCTTGATATATTGAACGGGGCTGTCTCCTTTCATTAATTTAATGAGAGTTTGTGTGAGATAATCCTTGACAACCTTTGGTGTACTACTACGAATAATCTCAAGACCAGTAATCTTTAATTTAGGTTCAGGATATCTAACGCCTTGGTCATCAACAACTAGAGCGGCATAACGACTAGGAGCAGAAATTAAATAGTGACTACAAATCTTTTCCTTCTTAAGAATTAGTTGACAATCATCAACATTGAGATACGAACATAGATCATTAATGGTCTTATCGATAATAGGCGCTAATTCTCTTTTATAGAACGATTCAATTTCCTCTACGTCATCAACAATTCCATCTAAACAAATAAAACCAGAGTCCGTATGACAAAAAAGACAAGTATTTGATTTTGCGTAGGTTTTTTCTAAATACTTCTCGATGTTTTCTGTTGCACTCCTAATAGCTAACTGACCACTCAGGGTAATACTCTTAGCGAGTGCTGGAGAAAAATATCTGTTAGCTGACTTCGCCAAAATTCCGTATCCTGAGTTACCAAGTAATTTGATGGCTTGTTCAAATGTACTCAGGTTACTGATCTCATTAGCTAGTTTTAACTTATCTTCTTCTGATCCTTTAAATGTCTGATATTGTTTATCAAACTCTAACATCTTAGGTTTTATCTGATCGCGATTGTCAGACAATTTTTTAAACAGTAAGGGGTAAAACCCTACCTTATCTTTTCGGTAAGACCACCCACTAGCAGTTAAAATTCTATCACTCTCACAAGGAATTTCTTGAGTTAGAAATCTTTCATCAACCTTATCTTGTCTTACTTTAATAAAGGAATCTTCTATTAAAGTATCAGGAGAAATATTAAAGGTTCTACTCAAGGCAGGATATAGCCCCTTGTAGTCAAGCGATATAACGTTTTTGTAAACACCGGGAATGATGTCAGTCTTAACATGACCACCAGCTATAGCTTCTTTTTCCTTTTTATTGTGAGGAGGAATGCAAATATTTTTCTTAGACAAGTCATCGTAAATAAAGTTATCCCAAGTCACGATAGGACTCATGATATCTTGATAATTTGATTTAGTAAAATAAGACAGGGTGATAATTAATTCAATGAGCTTTCTCTTAGAATTAATTTTACTCAACAAATCTGTATCTTGGATATTGTAAGTCACATACTTCTGAGGATTATTTTTTCTTAACTCTTCAAGATTATCATATTCCTCATAGTCAACCTTATCTTCTCCTAACTCAACGCCAGCTACAAAGGATAAGGTGTTAGTCTCATACTTTTTAATGTTCTTCTGATAAACAGCCGCAAAGTCAATTAAGCTAATTCCATCAATGACACAAAAATAACTATCGTCAACCCCGCCCTGTTCATTTATTTTTCTACTATACTTACATTCGACACGACCACGAATAGGGGATAGATTTCTTGTTTCGTCTTCTCCTAATACATTAATCATTCTATTGATTAAATAGGGATCGTCGTAACCACCACGATTAAATCCATTATAACTAACAAGAACATCAGGTTGGAATTTCTGAAATATTTTAATGACAGATCTAAGTAAAACTTCTTCTGTCTCACAAAATTTATAATTAATCTTCCCAGAAAATTTGATATCTAATTGTTCAGGGTAGAACTTTTCAGTAGAGACTACATAGTATTCATTCTTGAAATGATCCTTGAAGGTAATAGATGTAATTGGTCCCTTAGCTTCTTGAGGAGGACTAAACTTACCAGTATCAGGATCAACGGTATTCTCTATATCATAAAAGAATATCTTAACTTTATTTACGTCAAACTCGATATCATTTGGGTATTCATTAACAATAAATTGAGTGATAGGACTAATATCATCATAAAGATCAATGACATCTCCGTAAGCTTTCTTGTAATCCTTAAATTGATTAATGGTGTCGAAAGTCTTAATCTCAATTGGTTTGCCATGAATCGATTTATGAGTTGGATTATTATTAGATGATAATCCTAAGTGAGGTTTAAAGTCTTCCTCATAAATAAATTTGTCCTCATCATTATAGCCGATATGATAAAGTTTGTTTCGATGAATTGTGACGTTCGTGTAAAATTTCATTTATATACCTTAGAGATAAGGAGTTATGGTATCTAGAATTTTATTGATAACATCTGGATCTAGTTTAACCCAAAATGATATTTCCTTTACACTCATCCCAGACACATACATTTCCAAAACACCATTAATGATTTCTTTATCATACTCTACGTAATACCAGTTCATTTTAATTCACCTTTACTGTTCATCTTACATATCGGACAATTATGTTTACCATTAACTGATTTCAAGATAAAGGTTTCCTTACAATTAGGATTTCTACAAGTACACCACTTAGGATCAAAATTAATGTAGTACCATTTCATATAGTCACACTTCCATCAGGACTCAGGGTAGTCCCATTACCAATATCTAAATCACGATAACTGATACACTCATCTTTCTCTTCATCCCGATAACCATCAAAGCAAATATTTATGTGACAACTAGAACCATAATAAGATGAACTATCTTCTTCTAGCTCAATAGCAACTTTATGTTTAGATAACAATTCCTTTAACTCCCGAATGAAGTTTCTTTCTCTTTCATCATTAACACACTTTGAGTATTCTGATTCTTTATACATTAGTTATTCTTCCTCTAAATGAATTCTATTTTCTTCTGTTCCTAGTTCATATTTATCAAACTTTTTGGAGAAACAACAGGGCAAATTTTCTGGATTCAAGTACTGATATTTACAGGTCATGTAAAGATTTTGTGACATTAGTTATCTCCAAAGTTATCACGTTCCCAACAAGCATGATAATGATCATCATAGGTGTCAGGTTCATTATAAAATTCAATGTCTCTAAAGGGAATAGACATATAAACTTTATCGATTCTTTCGTTAAATCGACAAACACTAGCTAATCCTGCTCTAGTTTCTTTACCAAAATACCAATTATAAATGTTAAGGTTGTTTAATTTCTCCATATCATCACCCTTAACGTTAATCTCTACCTGAGTTCCTTCTTTGATACCCCTATTCTTCATCTCACATCTCCTTAAAAATAAAAATTCCTACCATAATATTATAGCAGGAATTCTCATCTAAGTCAAGTTGTAAGTTAATTTTCTTCTGTGATAATTGCCAGTTGACCACATGCCGCTTTCGCGTTAATCTCAGCTTCCGTAGCAATTGCTACACCAAACTGGTATCCAGCTTCCTTAAGCTCACTCATAATTTTATCCATGCCTCACACCACCTTTCATAATAGATTCTTTGTTTTGATAAATCCGTCACCAAGATTATTAGATTCACTTATTTCATTTTTATTAATTGGACTGAGTTTAATGAAAAAAAACTCAGGATCAAAATAACGTTTAAGCTTTTCAATATCGAAATCAACCTCATCTACTAGGGTAAGATTAATAGTCGTCTTAAGGTTGCTTTCTGTTCGGATTTGACCTAGTTCTTCAAGGGTCATTAGATTATTAATGGGAATCAATTCATTCCTACGCTTCTCATCAAAACTATGTAAACTAATTTGCAGTGTGATGTTATCCTTGATCCAAGAGAAATCAGAACCTTTGATTCCTATTGTGGAAATATAATGGTGTATTTTTTGATTCCAATGGGTTATAACTTTGATCGCTTGTTTGACATTATCGATATTTAAAAATGGTTCTCCCATACGAGTATAATTTATCTTAAATTCTTTTGGTTCTGTTTTAACAGTTTTCTCACCAATCATGTTTTTACGAATAATGAATTGTACCTGATCACAAATCTCTTTACTAGTAAGATTTCTCCAATCTTTCATTTTACCAGTAGCACAAAATTTGCATCCGATAGGACACCCCGATTGAGTCGAGACACCAATCATCCAACGTTCAGAACGACCACCAAGATTATTATCTTGTAATGAATTATTTCTATTGATACAGTCTTTCGTGTAATAAGGCAAGAAGGTGTCAGTTGTTTCGATTTTCTTACCATCTTCCAACTCTAAACAATAAACACTACCATTAGCAAAATGTTTAGACTTAAGTTCTTTCATTCAACAAACCTCTTAATTAATTTCTTCCCACAAAATAAGTCAATATAAAACATATCCTCATTTCCAAAGAAAAACTGACCACGTAAGGTGTACATCTTTTCTTTATAAACTTCTGAGTATAGTTTTTCACCAAAATTTATAACTCTCGTCATGAGTGTTGTATTGTAGTTCTCAGGAAACTTGTAACTGACTCTACTATTAGTCATGGTAATTTTAGGATAAGAACAAGTTGTATATTGAATATCTACCATACATCCTCACTAAATAATTCTTCGTCATTACCAGCTCTAGCGATTAATTGATTATTTAGGATAGCAATTAATTTAGCTGGTTTCCTCAAGTAGAAATCACCAAGGTTATCAATGAATCCTTGTTCGCCACTATGAGGCGCAACTTCGTAGTCACGAATCATCATCCTGATAACGTCATGGTGGCGATTAGGTTTAGGTAAGGAATACACCACACCATCTTTTTTAATTGCTACTCCGGTAATCATAATTAAATCTCACTAATAAAAGTTAAGTTGTGTTCTTTGCAATAGCGTTGAAATGCTTCTAGGTGTAATTCAGATCCAACCATGTCGACACCATGACCGATTGTGCCACCCTTCCACGAACCTTTTCTCTTACCCACTTCTTTGTTAAAGGATAAATCTAAACTTCTTCTAATCCTATCAGAATAGAAAAAAGATAACCATTTAAAATAACCAACTCCTCGTTTCCATTGTCGTTCTTCAATATAAGTAGTAGCTTCAATTTCTTCCCCATCGAAATCTAAAAACTTAAACTTCCTTTTGGGAACAGTGTTCCTCATCAAGTCCCATTGTTTTTTATCTTCATTACCGTGAAACTTCCCATCTAAATCATAATAAGAATGTCTCACAAAACGAGATTCTTCCCAAGGAAGGAGACATGACCACCGCTGTTCTTTATTAGAATCTTGAGTATCATAAGCTCCATACATAATATTAAAATGAGTTTCATATAAATAAATTCCATACTTACGGATTACGATGTTTTCATAATAATCTCTTCCTAATCGTTTCTTCGTCTCCTCATTCCAAGATGTAGGATAAACTTTAGTAATGATAGGTTTAACAATATTAGGAATCCTAATATACCAGAACCATTTCAAAAAGTAAATAGTTAAATGTGGTGGCGATTCCTCACCTCTGGAACTAATCGAAAAATGAAAATCTCTAGTCATTTTTCTAGTTCCATATTCATAGATAATATTCTTATGGTTTCTGATACAAGTTTCACTCATTAGTTTTCCTTTAAGTTAAGATATTCTTCTTCAGTTGTATAACAATTAACTAGCTCAAATTCATCATAGCGACAACATAAACTATTAATACCATCATCACTTAGATGAGCACACATAACTCCTTCAAAATGACCCCAACATCGACCTTGTTCAAAACAAGTTTCAAGACAACCACAAAGTTTCCAATCCTTATTCATCCTTGTGACTCCTCTTCATCAACAAACATTTCATCAGACTTAGCAATTCCTTCGAGGATGCGAAAGATTAACCCCTTCTGCTTGTAAATGGTCATCTTACCATTCGTGAGGTTATCAACACGAATACAGACCCCCTCAAGAGGATGTGACTGGTCAATTAGATCACATTGAGTCTCTTCAACAAATTTAACAATTTCGTTTTTAACATGAATGCAATTATCAGCAGTCACTAAGAATTGATCAATCTCAGGAACATGCTTAATTCCGGCTTTAACACAACGACTCTTTACCTGACTCCAAGGAAGTTCATAGATATCACCGTCATCATTCTGAATACTAATTCTATAAACATAACAGTCATGTTCTCCCTCAAGACAACCATATTTATAGGTGACGAGTTCCCCAAATTTCTTTTGGAGATCTTTAGGAAGTTCCTTAGTGCTAACACGATTCATAATAGGAGTTGCTGAACTCTCAAACCCTACAATTTCCATATACCAACATTCACCCTTATTCATGAAAGGATCAATCTTCTTATGAACCTTAGTGCGAAAATCCTCATAAGTTTCAGTGACTTGACCTTTTATTACACGCCTACTTCCATAGACGCTGATCCACTTTTCAGTGATTTTCGGATTAAACTTTAAAGAATTTAACACAGTTATTATTTTATTTCTCATTTACACAACCTTTCTTTCAAAATTTCTTCTATGTTATCTATGTTATGATAAGGAATTCTTAACAACTCTATATTATTATCTAAACAATAATTACTCTTTATTGAATCTTTGTATTGTCTGTACTCTAAATTCTCTTTCATAGTTTTGTCACTTTTATTGTTAGAAAAGCTATAAGGATTGAAATGTTGCTGCCCGTCATACTCTACACACAAATTATAATCTCTCAAATAAAAATCAAATTTTAGTGGTCTTGTTGTTAATGGATTTCTACATTCTATTTGTGTTCCAGAAAACCACTCTTGAGTGTTATATACAATTTTGTATCTATCTAAAAAATTCTTAACTCTAAGTTCTCCTTTAGAGTTGTTACAAACTACACATCCTCTTCCGGCTAAATGATTTCCGGGAAGCTGTTTAAACACTCCATGAATCTTACATATGATTTCTATTGGTTGTCTAATCGTAACATAATTGACTAAAGAGTAATCATATAAATCTCCATGTTTTTCTTTAGCCCTTCTAATAAATTCTTCTTGAGTCATTCTACATTTTGGGCCTATAGTTTCATGAAAACACTTTAAACAAACAGTTGGCTTCTTTTTTATGTGGTGATGAGGGTAAACATCAAATTGCCCATGTTTTTCACAAACAACTATCACCTTTGTTTTATTGTTAGTGTAATTGACTAAAGAGTAATCATATAAATCTCCATGTTTTTCTTTAGCCCTTCTAATAAATTCTTCTGTTGTAAATCTTCTCATAATAGTAACTCCTTTGATTGGGTTACTATTATTTATCCTTTAGGTTATTACTTAACGAGTTCTATAATTTTATCGACAATCTTATTCCACCCTGAAAAAATAGGATGTTGTTTTTGTTCAATAGGGGCTTTCAAATAAGCATGGCGGCTAGATGTACCATGAAGTTTTTGGGTAATAGTCACCAACCCAACCAAATCCGTATCCTTAGCGTATTTGAGTTGTTCAGTGTCAATATGCTCAGGAAACTTATCTTTAAGATAAGCAACCAGACCAGTTTTTTGTTTAGGTTGATTACCCTTAGCAGCTTTCAGAGTGGCAGGAGTGATATATTTATTACAAATAGGAACACCATTTAGTGAATCAAAACGAGTTCCTAGAGTAAGAGTAGACAGATCGACCCCAGTAAAAGTAAGACATCCCAAACCACAAACATAAGCTTCTGATTTCTGTTTACGGAAAATTTGAGCACGAACCCTGCGCTTATGATCAAAGTACCCCTTAGCTTCAGGATTCTTATTCATCTCACCCTTAGAGTAAAGATTATTTTCGAAACAAAATTCATGAGACAACTGACCATCAGAAGAAAAATGAATTACAATATCTCCATCCTTAGCATCAAGGTTAACGATAACTTGATCTCCAAGGCAAGTCGAAACTTGAAGGAAATCAGACCCCTCAAACCGATGAGTATTTTCTAGTTTAGCAATAGTGGCTAGGTACGACATTTATTCTTTCTCCTCTTTAACGAATCTTTCCCCATTATAATAATATTCTTCATCTCTAATCGTCACCACACAATTAGTATAATTCAGATCATCAGGATTATTATCTTCGTAATCACTTAACAGATGTGCAATATTATCAAGTAGTTTTTGTTTATTTTTATTC